TCTGGCCCACTTTGCTGAAGAAGATTCCACAGATCCTTCCGTATGCCCCGCATACGGAAGAAGAGATTCTTCAACGGCTTAGTGGGGGTCAGCATGAAAGTAAGATCTTCCTCTCGGCTGATCTTACTTGCGCGACGGACGGGTTCGGACATGATGCAATTCTCGCAGTCATTGCAGGTCTCAGGCGAGCAGGTTTCCCGGCTCACTTGATCCCTGAACTCCAAGAGTCTCTTGGAGTTGGCGAGGAACCGCATTATGTTCAATACCGTCTCTCGGACATGCTTCCGGAAACAGCTGCAGCGGCGCGAAGACGTTACGATGTGATTGAGGTTGGCGGGAAAGCCTGCGTGCAGGTCCCTAAGGTTCGAGGTTCCCTTATGGGAACTCCTTGTTCGTTTTCGATCCTTAGCATCCTTAATCACTGGATGAGTGAGAGACTTGGTCCCCACCGAATCATCTGCGGAGATGACTTGGCGGCTGTCACTCATCCGGGTAACGTCTCTTCCTATTCGCAGAGAGCCTCTGCGGTAGGAAGCAAACTTCATGAGAGGAAGTCTTTCCGCTCTCGTATTGGCTTCGTGTTCTGCGAAGCTTACGCTCTGCGTGACCAACGTGGAGGCGGAGTGTCTAGTTTTAGACCACCTTCTCTCAAGGAGTTTGTCCGGAATGGTAATGGGGTCATGACTCAGGATGATGTAGACTCTTCTTCGTTTAACCGACTTGCACGGTGCGCCCGCACACTGTACAAGCGCCAAAGGCTCTTGGCAGCGAAGAAGCAGAGACCAGCAGAGCTTCCTTCTTGGCTTGGTGGCCTTGGCCATCCCTGCAAGGGACGCCTCCGCGTACCCAAGTGGTGTCGCGAGGCCTTGAAGGAGCTGTATCTCTGCGAGAATCCTGATCACGGAGGTTGTCATGACCCCCAGAAGTACATCCGTGTCCTCACTGTTCCTGCGGTTCCCTCCTCGCGAAGGGAACACAAGAAGTCGTCTGAGATCATCAGCGAATGGCTTGGCAGCAAAGTCATTCGTCCTGATGACAGGGTGATTGATGACGACTTCCTCACCAATAAGCAAATTAACACATATGCTGCCGTATGTGCGAATACAGCTTATCTTGCTACTGGTGGGAGGTTCAGGAAGACACGGCCCAACGATATCAACGCGGGCAAACAGCGTTGGCCCAAGCCTCAACACGGTTGTGTTGGGGGGGTCTTGTCCACTCACACGCGAATTCGTACAATTCGCGAGTGGGACAGGAGAGCTCGGTGTGAGTTCGGTCAGCTGTTGCCTGCTACCTTTTCGGCGCATATTCGGCGTAAGATATGCGCCTACCGGAATAGTGATATTCCGGGAGATGTCAGGTCCTAGGTACTGTACGAGTACGTATGGT